TCTTTTTTATGTTTATTTTCTCTTCAAAAACAAAGGATATAAATGAAATTTTTAAAAATATATTTATAACTTTTATTATTACTTTCTTTTTTTTTTATATTTTCTCTCCAACTACCAAAGAAAATTTTGAATCATATTATTCTTGTTTAGAACAGGGATATCCAAATGATTTCTGTTTACACGTTCCAATACAATCTAAGTTATGATACGAATAAATGTATCTTTGAATAATTCATTTATAACTTTTATTAATCCGTGATAGAATGTAGTTTTTTTGAAATGTTCTGGAATGTAATTTTTACAAGTAAAAAATAATTCGATGAGAGAAAATATAAAAAAAACAAATAATTCTTTACTTCTATGAATTAATATATCTTTATAAGACCAATCTCTATAATATTTACACATATTTGAATATCCATCTGAGAAAAAATTACTAGCATCTGAAACTCCTTCTAGTAAACGAAAATAAGTGTTTATTTCTCTCTTAAAAATAAAACTCCTCATTATTTTTTTTGCAGTCATTAATTCAATTATTAGAATTTCTCTCCCTGAATTACGAAAAATATATGGCGTTATCCCATCTATATATCGTTTTTTATATCTTAAATTACCATCCGTTAATCTAGGAATATGACTTGACCTTAATAAACAATCTATAAGATACTCTTTTGATTTATACCTACAAACTGTTTTTTGTTTTCCTTTTTTCATATCATAAAAACTAATATATAAACGATTGTTGAGAGATTGTATTTTATTATCATCTATAAAAAATTCATTCACTATTTTTTTTATATTTTCTTGATATTTTTTAAAATTTAGATTCTTTTTAAAATTTAAAACTATTTCTGTAAATAAACTATCCATATCTTTGTCTGAGTTTTTTATATACCATAATGCTAATAATGCTCCTATGCTACAACCTGAAACACGAATAACCTTCGTTAAGTTATGATTTTCTAATGCTCTTATATAATATAAAATACCTAGACCATATATACCATTTAGTGCACCACCACTAAATACCAAATCTATTTCTTTTGGTAATTTTTCATAATTAATATTTAAAACTAAAGCATTAATATATTCTCTCAATAACATTGATATATTTGTCATTAAAAAATACAATAATAATAATTTATTATTTTAAACATAATTAAATACTCATATAATTAAATAATTTCATTATCAAATAGCATAATACACCAAAAGAAACACTATTAACAACATACCCAGAAATATTTGGATTCCCATCTTTATTGAAAAGCATTGGTAAAAAGTTAAATAAATTTTTTCTTATAATAGGCATTTGAAAAATAAAATATAATACTGAAATCATTAATGGAATACTAAATTCATCATACATATAATCTAATTTATTTGAATTTGCCTCACGTTCCGCATTTTTTCTAATAATATCTTCATGTGTTTGATGTGCAGTAATGTAATCCTCTGGTCCTGTTGGTATATAATTCACTCGTGCTACATTATCTTGTGTAATATGATTTTGTTGCTGTGGAATATCGCGAGCAGGAAGAGATGTCATACCAGCAGCACTTGCTTGTTGTATTCCATTTATAAGTTGATTTAAATCATTTGTTTCATTATCTCTCCCCTTTTGTAATTTTTGTGTATCATTTATTTCTAATTTAATATTATTATTTTGTAATTGTGGTGACAAAGGTAATTCATCTAGACTAGTTGTACCATCCCCCATATTTAATATACTAAAAATAATTATTATATATTAAATATACTTACGCAAAAATCACTCAAACTCTATTTTTTTAGAAGCCATACCACATTTCATTGCTGTTTCTTTAAAATTATAACATTTATTATTATATTTATATATATTCTCTCTCAAAACTTTTATTGAAGGAGCACGAAAAATAATACAATCTCTATTTTCACAAGATTTTCTAAATAAAGTAGATAAACCTATTCCTAATATAATAGACATTACCAATTGACCTATTTTTGTATGTATAATATTAATAATATTTTTAATCATTACTATTCTATAATATTACTATATAATATAATATTGAATATTATAGTAGTATTAATTTAACTTTGAATTGGTATTTCTTTTATATTGTCTTCATTTAACGGACATTTTGTTTCTATAGCATTAAAATGAAAACAATTATTTACTTTATCTACATATTCTACCTTATCTACATTATCTGGAGTGGGATAAACATATATTACTCTTGGTGCAGGAGCAGAAAGATAAACAAATAAAATTCCAATTGCCAAACTTATTAAAAATATAGGTATATTTATAAATTTTAGAAACATTTATATATTATTTTACTATTATAATTATTTTACTATTATAATTATTTTATATTTTTTATAATTCCTGTCCCTTCTCCTATATCTGTTTGTAAATTTTCTAATGTATAATTTTCTTCTACTAAACGAACCTCATCATCATAAGGACAAGGAATAACACTTCCATCACTACATTCAATAGAAACTTTTTTATATTTGAGATTTCTTATATTTTCTGTTAAAGGTATAATTTTGTTAATATATTTTTCAACTAAATCTGTTATTATTTCAGTCCTACCAGATTCATCAAATTTATTTCCTAACTCTTTTAATTGCTCTTTTAATATAAATAATTTTATATTTGAATCATTTAATTTTTCTTTATTTTCAGTATTATCAACTAAATTTAAATATTTTTTCTGAAATTCATAAAATACTTCTTCCAACTCTTTTAATTCTGGTCTTAATTTATTAAATTTTTTAATAGTTTCTTCTTCATTTGAATAATTAAATAAAAGGTCTAATTTTGTTTTAATAATTTCTGCCTTTGTTTTTTCCAGATCATTATTTAAATTTTCATTAATATTTCTCATATTTACAAAATTACCTCTATTTATTTCAATATCTAATTTACATGGTTCATCGGCACCACATACCGCTTTTAATATACCAGAATTATTTGAAAAAATAGTTCCACCAATTTTTTTACAATTAATACATTTTGGTTTAAATTTTTTAAACAAATCTCTTTTTTGCTCAACGCTTAATGTAGTATTTTTTAATGATTTATTTTTATTTATTTCATTTTCATATTTTTGCTTTAATTTATAATAATCTGCTATAGCATTTTCTAATTCTAAATTCATAATTAATCTTATATACCTTACATATATAATTTTCTTTGTAATATAGGCGCCTCTGGATGGTTCTCCCAAGTTGGAAGATTTGTTATTAAATCTTGATTTTGTTTTTGTTTATATAATGCTAACTGCTGTAATTTTGAAATAATATATTGCTGTTTTATTCTATTTTTTTCAGCAATTTCTGAATTGGTTAATTTACCCTTATATCTATATAATAAAACTCCACCTACAATTATTATAAATAATATAATCATACTTACATTAAAAATTATACTAATATAACGATCTTTAAATTTTCTACATTCTTTTAATGTACCCGATAAAAAATACTTTACTCCTGGTTCAGTTAATATTGGTGAAACCTCCATATAATTATTACATCTATATTTAAAAAAAATATTATGCTTATTATCTATAATGAATAATAATAGTTCATCGACAACTCCTGTATCCGCATATAATAATACATCTACACCCAATCCTACATCAGCTATACTATGGTTTTTTATTATAACAAGTGTTTTTTTTACTATTAAATATTTTATTGGTGGAGAAAAAAATGACCCAGATAAAAGCAAACAAAATATATTTATGGGTATTTATATTTTATTAATTATTATTGGAGAATATTTTATTAACCTAAATCTTACAAAAACAATGTGTGGAACAAATCAATGGGGAACTGCTATAATTGTTACTATTATTCCATGGGTTATTATTTTTGGAATTCTAAATGTAATGCTTATTATATTTCCAGGATGGCTAACACCATTTTCTAATACATTTGGTTATGGAATAGCTCGTTTAGCTGGTTTAAATAACTTAATTAATGAGATTTTTGAAGTAAAAACAAGTGATACTTCTTCAAAACAAATGAAAGAAATGCAGGAGGCTTTAGCACATATTTATTCTAATAAATCATTACTTATTAATGAAATTACTCAAAGTAATTTTGATAATTTTTGGAATAAAATGAGTGTTGTATTTAAAAAAGGTGTAGTTAATAACTCAATTCTTAAAGAAAAATTAAGAGATATGGTAAGACTTAAAGATTTAGTAGCACAATATATTTGGTATATGCTTACCGGTATTTTAGTAACTTCTGTTGGATACAATTATACTGTTAATGTTGGTTGTCAGCAATCAGTTCAAGAAATGCAAAAGCGACATAATGAATATGAAGAAGAAATGATGAAAAATACAAAAGAAAAAGAAAATGCTCCTCCAGCACGAACATACACATTATATGAATAAACTTATATGAATAAATATATATTATAGAAATACATATTATAAAAATTTATAATTTATAATATGTAGTAAAACTTCTTACAATTTAAAAATTAAGTTTTTGACTTACTGTATAGTATAATACAGAAAAATATGAAATAATAGCTAATATTATAGAAAGTAACCAAATAGGTATTACTGTTTTTTTTCTAAATCCTAAACCAAATTGACGTAATGTTCCATCATTATTATAAAGAAATCCAGGTTTAAATAAAATTATTGTTGTATAAAGAATTACAAATATAATAATAGAAATTGAAGTAATATTTCTACGTATAAAATTACGATACATTATATATAATATATTGTTAAAAATTTTTTAATTATACCTTTTTTCATAGTTAAATTATATATATTAAATTATAAAAATATACTATTGTATTTTTTTTTAAAATAAAGTTTTGAATTTCTAATTAGAAAATCTGAAAATGGACATTTTAAAATGTCCAAAATCGATTTTAGAAATGACAAATTAAAATGAAAATTTATAAAAAAAGTGGTTGAGACTGAAATGCTCTTATTTTGATTTTTTGATTTTTCAATTGACACCATCTACTTTTTTTTTAAATTTTGAGTTTTAGTTTTAGGAACTTTTTCTACTATCATTTTAGGATAGTTAAATGATAGTAAATGGTATGTCAAAAAGTTCCAATATTTTCCAATGTGAAATTTGTCATTATTATACGAGTAGAGTAAGTCAATATGAAAGACATTTAACGACACTAAAACATCAAAAACGGAACAATGATAGTTCCAAAAGTTCAAAAAGTTCCAAAAAAGAATGGGAGTGTGAATGTGGTAAAAAATATAAATATGATAGCGGATTATACCGACACAAAAAACAATGTAATTATAATGAAACAATTAAAAAAACTGAAACTTGTGAAAAAATTACTGAAAATTGTAAGGAAATGACAGAAATTAAAAATCAAGACAAAGAATTCAAAGAGTTAAAAAATTTGGTTATAGAGGTAATGAAAAGTAATAATGAATTACAAAAACAAAATTATGAATTACAAAAACAAGTAATAGAAATATGTAAAACCGGAATTAATTCTAATAACATAACTAATAGTCATAATAAAACATTTAATTTACAATTTTTCTTAAATGAGCAATGTAAGGATGCTATGAATATAACAGATTTTATTAATTCAGTTTCACTTAGCCTAAGTGATTTAGAAACAGTTAGTAGTCTTGGTTATGTAAATGGAATATCTTCTATTATTATAAAAGAACTTAATGGCCTTGACATAACAAAACGACCCGTTCATTGTAGTGATCCTAAGAGAGAAACTTTATATGTTAAAGATGAAGATAAATGGGAAAAAGAATGTTATGAAAATACAAAAATTAAAAAGGCTATAAGAGGATTTGAAAAGAAAAATATAAATTTAATAAGTGAATGGACTAAAATACATCCTAGATATATAAATTCAGCAACAAAAGAAAATGATGAATATCTCAAAATAATGAAAGAAAGTATGGGTGGAAAGGGTGATTATGAAGAAAATAAAAATAAAATAATAAAAAAAATTGCCAAAGAAGTTATTATTGCGAAAGAAACTATTAACGATAAATAATTTATGTAATCATATATATTATTCAAAATTACATAAATTATATTTTATATAATGATCATAAAATTACATATAATATAAATTTTTTAATATGTAGATATTTATTCATATTCTTCCTCGTCATATTCTTCACCAGCATTATCATTATCCTCTCCAATATGTGAAATATCATATTCTTCATTTTCTATTTGTGATTCTTCATATTCTTTCATTATATTTTCTAATCCATAAATATCACGATTCATTTCATTAACAATACCCATTTTATTCAATTTTAAATCTCTCAATGTTTGTTCTTCTAGAGCATTTCTTTCATCATCATATGTTGATTGTTGATATATTCGTAATCCTTTCTCTATTCCTTTACCCCATTTTTCTAATTTATTTTTTTTAAATAAATTTTCTACTTCACGTTCTTCATCGGTTAATTCTTTTAAATAATCGGTAATAACATCTTTTTCTTTTTCTTTTGCTCTCATTATTCTCTCCATTAATTTTTCGTAATTATAATTAATAGTTTCTTTATTTTTACAAATAATATCCATAAATACAGATAACATATTAGCTATTTTTTGAGAAAGTTCTAATTTTTCTCCTGCAATAATATCTATTTGAGATATTTCACCTGCTTGTAATTCGAGATACTCTTCTTGTGATGTAATATCTGCTCCAAATTCTTCATCAGATACACGCATTATTAATTTTCTACTTACTTCACTGTCATCAATTAATTCTATATAATTTAATAATATAGTATAAAAATAAAATTTGAAAAGTAAGCTACATAATCGTCTATCGAATATAGAGTATAAGTATTTTTCACCAACTTTAATTGGTGCATAAAATACAGTATTTTTTGCTAACATTAATATATCAGTTGTATTTATTTGCACACGTTCAAGTAAGTTTATTAAATTCTTATCATTATAGAATTTATTAAGAGGAGCATAAAATTTATTAACTATTTCTTCAATATCTTTATTATGTATATCAGATAATTTCCAATGTCTAGGTATATTTATACTAGTATAATCTACCGCATTAATTATTATATTTGGAAATACTCGCGTAATTGAACGGAAAGAATTCTTAATGAATGTAATCATTTTGTAAATAGTTTCGTCATTTTTCTCTATAAATATATCATTTCCTGTTATTTCAAATGTTGTTATATTTTCCAAACATTCATTTAATTGTTTTATATATTTTTTTTTATTAATAGTTATATTTTTATTTAAAAAAAGTTCTATTTTATTATACATTTCTTTATTCGAACTATCTAAATAATTTTTCATTTCACGCATTTCTTTAGTATCTTCCATTAATTCACCTATTTCAAATGTATCTATCATATTTAAAAATCTCTCTGTAAAAGCAGATGGAATACTCTGAATATTGCGTTCTTTAATTGAAAGTAAAATATCTCTCAATATTTGTGTATTACTAATTGCAATATTATAGAAATTAACATTAACAATATTATTACGATTTATTATATTCATTAAGTATTGCAATGCTTTATTATCATAATTTCGTCCATCGCGTTTTAATTTCCGTATTTTTTCTTCTATTGAATCCTTTATATCAAAATCACTAGGTTTTTCCATACAAATAGCACGCAACTCATCACTGATTGGTATATTTGTATTATATTTACAATAAACAATAAAAGCTTTATAAATTGTTTCTTCAGAGAATTCATTTGATAAATCAGGAATTTTGGTTTTTGTATTTGTTGGATCAAATAAAATTGGAGCTGTTCCCATATTCCCAATATCGTCAAGTAAATTGCGAAGACTTGTAACTATGTTATTATATCTTATTATATCTGGTTGTGCTTCCACAAAATATTGTAATGTATTTATAGAACCATTATCGCAACAAGCATTTTCAATAAAAGGTTCATTCGAACTATTTGTGAGTATAGCATTATTATCTTTTACATATTTTTTAACAACTTTCTGGATTAATTCTTCAATTCCAAGAGAGAAATATATTATTTTACTACGTAGAATTTCTATTTTTTCATATTGAGATTTACTTCCAGAACGAAGATTATTAATAAACTCTTTTTGAAATTCATCACTAACATTTTGTAATTCTTTAATTTTGACAATTTGTAATGGCGGTAAAAAGTTAATCCATTGTTTAATATCGTGTTCAATTGGTATTTCTTCTTCCTCGCTAATTTTTAAATAATTTTGTTTTTCTATAATTTTTTCTTTAACTTCATCTGTTGAAAGTATAAACTTATCAATAGTTGTTTCCATTTTACTAATTAATTTTTTTTTACTAATTTTTTGTATAGAATTCCATGGATCTATAGAACTCTTAATATCATCAGCAACACAAGCAATATATGTTAGTGCGGTTTTGTCATCAGTTCCGTTAAAAGGATAACCAATAAAAGAACGCTTACAACCAGGGTATGTTTTTCTTGTACGAATAGATGGAATACTTGTTTGAATTGCAATAAGCAAATATGAAAGTGTGATAACAATTAAAGTAGAATTAAAGGCGACATTATATGAATCCATTTTTTTCTTGCCTTTTGCTTCTGCGGATGCAACTGCTTTTTCATAAACTTCTTTAGTTGGCATAGAACGACTTAGCAATTGAAATGAATTTCTTACAATAAACTCTAATTGACTATTAATATCAACGCCAATAAATTTAGATATAGCAAGAGCTACATTTGTAATTTTTTCTGCTTCTGGACTTTCGAACTTTCTTTTAGATTTACTATTTTGTATAATAGCATCACCTAAATCAGCTTCTAACATTTCACGTGTCTGTATTTTGAATCCTTCTTCAGTATAACCTTCCTCTATATCAAAATCAATATTCCTAATATTATAACCACTATATTTATCAACCCACATATCACCATCATCACTTAATTTACCCTGTTCACGACATACTTCTTGTAATGCTAATAAATAATTATCTTTATTATTAAATACTTGAGCTAACTTAGCGATAAATGTAGGTAATAGTTTAACGTTTGTACTAATACAATAAAGCCACCATTGATCTTCTCCATCACCTGCAGGTCTTGTATAATAATTAACAAATTTAGATATATCGCTTTGTCTTTTAACGAAATCACCCTGTCCTAATATAAGATCACGTAATTTTTCATAAGGAGATGTTTCAATCATAACTTCTTCACTTGTTAAACCTAATTCATAATATAGATTATTGTATCTTAGCCCATTTTTAACTTCAATAGAAATTAATGAACTAATACGAATAAATGCATTTTGAAGTGCATAATTTATTTTATTCTTAACTTCTTCTTGTAATATAATTAAATCTTCATCAAATTCATCTAAGACAAGATTCAAATTTTTGTTTTTAAGTTGTAATTTACTCAGTTCAAGACTTTGACATTTATCATTAAATTCAAAACATTTTTCGTTTAAATCACAAAACATTTTATTTTCTTCGGTAAATGTATCTTTATTTATAGAGAGATCTCTAATCCAAGTATTATCTCGTCTTTTAAAATATAAACTTTTTGGTGGTTCAGAGTTTTCAAGAATAACAACAGCATAATCACCGTCAATAACTAATTTTTTTCCACTTATCATAGCAAGAGCATCACGCCCCGCATCAAATTCACTTAATCCATTATTTTCTATTAATTTTGTTTTAAGGAATTCTACCTTATTTTCAATATCAGAAATATTGTCTAATTCAACTTTATATTCATTAGCAATATCGTAATAAGTGTTATCATATTGTTTATCAAAATAAATATCTCTCCCATTATCATCTTCAAGTTCGTCAATTTCAATATATTTTTTTGCTAATACATACTTATTACAGTTAATATTTTGCTTTGAATTTTCTTCTTTATTTTCAGAATCTTTTACAAAGGTTTTAGTATTGATAATGTCTTGAACACCATCAGCTACCATAAGATTAACGCCAATACTAGCTATAGAAGTATTAAATAATGTTGCATAATCTATTTTAGTTAATCGACGTAATAATTCAGAATTACTCATTTCATTCAAAGGTAATTTATCTATTCCATATGATTCTTCAACTTGTGTCATTAATTGTTTATCACTTAATAAAAGTTTTAAAATAGTAGGATTATCACGTTTTGATAAATTTTGTGCTAATATTGAATATTCTCTCTCTTTAATTACATAATTTTTCTTGTATTCATTAATTTTTTCTTGTATAAAATCTACAATTTCTTTGTATTGCTGAAAAGAAATATCTTTTTGATATATCATAAAAGGTTCCATATATTTAAGAACATCATATACAGATAATCGTCCTTTAATAAATTTTTTAACTAAGTTAAATAAATAACGAGTTTTTGGTATTACAGCATTTAAGTAATTAGTATATTCTCCTTTTGTGGTTTCATCTTCATTAGATAAGAATTCAGTAATATTTGATAAAAATTTGGTTTCATCATGTTCTATTGGCTTAGTGAAATCATCTACGAAAATAGTGGATAGATTAGTTGTTTCATTTAGCATACGCCAATAAGAGAGAAAATTTTGATTTAAATTAGATTTCAGTAAAATATCTGTTGCAGGAAGATTAATATGTGAAAAAATAACAGTAGATTCAGGTAAAGTTAAAAGTGATTTAATAACAATAGTATCTGGTTTAGTTAGATTTTTCACTTTTATAGTAGTATCTCCGCCTTTTATTTTACTTGTTTCTAGATTATTCTCACCTAAATTGTATTCTTGAATAAGAAAACGTTTTCGTTTAATATTATCATTAACAGCAACAGAAGAATGAAAATCTTCAAGATTGTTAACTACAGCAGTAATATTCGCTTGAACTTCTTGTATAGATAAACTATCTTCTGGATTATTTGGTTCAGTAAAAGGTGTCAAATACGGTTTAATATTTTTAATCAAATATTTATATTTATTTTCACCATCAGGTATATCATTTTGTTTATATGTTTTAATAATATTATTTTCAGCTATTCTTGTTTCTGCTAATGTTAAAGGAACAATATCAATGAATTCGTCTTCAATATCATCATCAATATCATATATTTTTTTTTTATTACGGACAACGGGTAAAATCCAATAAAGTTTTTGATTAAGTTTTTGAAGTGTATTAACTAAAGGTTTAAAGTTAGAACCTTGTATAGCAGGCATTAAAGCATTACCTTGATTATCAAAAACTGAGAATTCCATTCGTAATTGTTTGAATCGTTCAATCATAATATGAATATTATTTAAAACATTACTAGTTCTTTGAGAATTAGGAACAGTAGAAAGTAATTCATCAAGTAAATCATTTGTTTGTTTTTCAATACCAAATCGTTTTTCTTCTTCTGGTAAATCAACAATTTGTTTAACACTATCTAAAGATTCTCCAAATTGAATTTGATTAGCATCTAATATTAATTCTTTAATTCTCTCTTTTAATTCTTCAGGTTGAATAGGAGTAAATATTTCACCTTCATCAGTTTCTTCTAGTCCGGGTTCTTCAATAGTAGTGGTGGGTTTTATTTCAAGTTCTTCTTCTTTTTCTTTTATAGGAGGTGTCTCTCTAATAATTATTTTTTTAATAGGAATATCTTTTGGTAATCCTTTATAACCAAAATCAATATATATAACTTCATTATCGTCGTAAGTAGTTATTTCAATTTGATCTTCTTCTAAATTAGTAATTTTACCAGTGATAATAGTTGGTATATCACCATCGTCAAAAAAAATGTTAATCCATGTACCAGGCAAAAGATTATTTTGTCTTGCATATCCAGGTTCATCTGGACTACTAATAATACTTATACCAGTAATAGCTTCATTGCTTAAAGTGCCAGTATTCGTTATAGTAAGTTTTGTTTCATTTCCATCTTTATCTATTAGTTCAATTATAGTAGGGTCTATATATTTAATATAATATTGCTTATTGTTAATAGTATCATCTGTAGGTGCTTCAATTTCAATAATATCTCCTAATTGTAATTTTAAATTATCATCAGTAAATTCCGTTTCTGCCATTACCTTATAATTATAGTAGAAATTTATATTATTTTACGAGAAAATTGTTAAGAAATAAGTTAAAGAAATAGCTATATCTTAATATAATAATCATGGCGAGTGAAACATATACATATAATTTGAATGAGTTAAATGGAAAGGATATTAAAGATTTGGTGGAGAATGATAATGATGAAATTATAGATTCACTTAAACTTATTCATAAATTATGGAGATATAATGATAAAACTTATAAAATAATTAAATATGATAAAGATTTCCTTTTATTTGATATGATTAAAACAAGTGGGTTATTTCGTTCAGTAATTCATAGAAATGGAAAAATACTTGCGTTTTCACCACCTAAATCATATAAATCGTGTGAATTTAAACAAAAATATGCTCCTCAAGATTGTGTTGCTGAAGAATATGTTGAAGGAACAATGATAAATGTGTTTAATGATAATGATGAATGGGTTATTTCAACTCGTAGTTGTGTAGGTGCAAATATTACATATTTTACTTCAGGAAAAGTTTCAGAAAAAGACACTTTTAAATATATGTTTATGGAAGCATGTAAAAATGCTAATTTTGATTTTAATTGTTTATCAAAAGGATATAGTTATTCGTTTGTATTGCAACATCCAAGAAATCGTATTGTTACACCATTTTTCGAGACTGCTATTTATTTGGTTGCAGTATATAAGATAGATAACTATAAAATAACTGAGATGCCTAGAGAAATGTTTAGAGATATTTTACCCGAAAGTATTAGATTTCCAGAACAATATGAGTTTGAGAGTTATTCTCAATTATGTGATAAATGGGCAAGTCAAAATACCGATTATAAACGTGTAGGAGTTGTTGTTAGACACAAGGATAATGGAGAACGTACAAAGTTTAGAAATCCAAATTATGAGTTTGTTAGACAATTGAGAGGAAATCAACCTAAATTGCAATATACATATATTGCTTTGCGACAACTTGGTAAAGTTAAAGAATATTTAAAATATTATCCAGAAGTAAAGAAGGAATTTAATTTATTTCGAGAACAGATACATAGTTTTACAGAACAACTCCATAAAAATTATATAATGTGTTATATAAATAAGAGTAAACCTTTAATTGAGTATCCTTTTCAGTTTAGGTCTCATATGTTTATGCTTCATTCTCAATATTTAAATACATTACGCGAGCAAAAGGAATTTATTAATAAATCATTTGTTATGAAATATATAAATGAACTACCTCCTGCTAAATTAATGTTTTCATTAAATTATTGTATGCGTCAGCAACAACGAGATGAAACAATCGTTAAAAATAAATAATAATCGTTAAAAATAAATAATAATCGTTAAAAATAAATAATAATCGTTAAAAATAAATAATAATTAAAAAATAAATAATAATAATTAAAAATAAATAATAATAATTAAAAAATAAATAATAATAATTAAAAATAAATAATAATAATTAAAAAATAAAATATATTTTTATTATTTTATTTTTTATTTTGAAAATAATATTGTATCAATTATTCATTTTGGAAATATCCAAGAATTTTTTCATATACTTTTATTGCATCATTTGCAGAATTAATCATATAAGAAACAACTACAGATTTATCAACATCATCCATAAATCCTAAACGAATAATACTTACATTAATATGAGGGTGTGGTTTTCTAAATCCACAAAAGGTTAATGATTTATCAGATAAAGAAGAAACCCGGTCAAAATGTTTAGAATATAAAATATATTCTAAAACTTTTCCAAGTGTATAATCCTCATTTTTTAGAATAATTTCATAACAATTAGGTATAGTTGTATTAGCTTTTTCAACCAATTCTTCTTTAGTTTGAATTTCATTAATAAATAATTTAAGTTTATTAATCATGACATCAATAGCTTTAATAACAATAGACACATTATCAAAAACACCAATACTTTCAATAATAAAATCAAATGTATCATTTAATGTTAATCGTTTTGCATCTAATAAACGCCAATCACTCTCAGCCATTTCAATTTCTTCTTTTGATAATCCATCCTTTTTAAGTTCTTTTAATTTTTTCGTCCAAGCAGAATTAATAGCAACTTGATCTGGTGCAGCTGCATAACTACAAGTAGAAACTACATTAAAAGCGCCATCTTCTTTAGCAGTACCAATATCTAATTTACAAGATAACTTTAAATGTTCTCCACTAATTTCATCAGTTAATTGTGGACGAAGTCTTACAAAATCAATATAATCTAATGTAATAGAATTAGGTGGGAATATTTTGTTTCTTTCACTTTTACTAACATATGTATTAGTTTTAATATTTTTAATTTGAAAATCTTCTGTTGTAATATATTCGATAATATCTGTAGTATTTTTTTTATCAATTTCAATAATATAATCTTCAATTGGAAATGAAGTATCAGTAATATGAATAGGAATACAACTTAACCTTTGTTTAATTATTTCATTATTCATTCGAGTAGTATTAATTTCAATATTTGCAAGATTTTTTTCATGAGGAGTTGTTCTAAAAACAATGGTAGGAACTTCCGATAAAATAATTCGTCGTAAAGCATTAGCTAAACTAACATTAATACCGGATAATCTAAATTTAAGATAAGAATCCTCCACTGAATATTGCGATAAAATAGGTTCCATGATTATTATTATATATAATAATATATCATTATTTATAAATCAATTTTTTAGATTAAAATAAGTTAAAATTATTAACTTGAAAATAATATTTAATATATAATGAGTACTATTTTATATTATAGTAATTATTGTAAAAATTGTCAAACTCTTTTACAATCAATAGCACAAACAACAATAAAAGATGATATGCATTTTATTTGTATTGATAAACGAGTTAAAAAACCAAACGGAGCCACTTATATTATTTTAGAGAATGGACAAGAACTTTTACTATCACCAAATGTGACAAAAGTCCCAGCACTTCTTTTAATTAATAGAGGTCATCAAGTTATATTTGGTAATGAAATTAAAGAATATGTTAAATCAAAGTATATAGATACTCAAAAAAAGGTTACACAGAATAATGGAGAACCTTTAGCCTTTTCATTAGGTGGGGGAGGTTTTGGTGTAGTATCTGATAACTATAGTTATTTAGACCAAGGAGCAGAGGAGTTATCTGCAAAAGGAAATGGAGGTTTAAGACAAAATCATCATTATTCAAAATTAAACGAAAATGATGAGATAGAAACACCGCCAGATACATATAATCCAGATAAGGTTGGCAATATTTCTATGGAAAAATTACAGCAACAACGAAATTCTGAAATAAAAATGAATAAATGAATAAATGAATAAATGAATAAATGAATAAATGAATAAATAAATAAATAAAATATTATTTAAATAAAATTTATAAATAGTATTATAATAAATATGGATAGTCGTACTATATTGACAACATTTAATAATCATTTTTTTGAGTTTGTTGAAGATATTCAACAAGTTTTTCCAGATGATATAGATATTAAAACAATTCATAATGTTTTAAGCAAAATGAGAAAAGCAAATCCAAGATTAATATTAATGACATTTAGAGAACATATTTATAAACCATATCACAGAGAGATTGAAATAGGAAATTTAGATTATTTTATTAATAAAGATTATGATAATGATTTAAAAAATATTGGAAATGGAGGTGTAATTTTAGAGAAAATTAATCATTTAAAGAGACCAATAAAGGAAATGAATAAAGAAGAAAAAGATAAAGTAATTAAATACATACAAAATTTATGTAAGTTATGTAATTTATATAATTAGAATAGTTTAATTTAAAAATAAAACTTAATTAAATTAATATACAATAATGTTTGAAAATGAAGAAATGACCGATACAAAAAATTTGAAAAAAATTATAACAGATTTAACACGTGATTTATTAAATACTTTTCCGGAATTAAATGATAATTTAAATGAAAGTTTATATAAAATAATAAATAATGATGATACAGATGATATAGAAATCAAAAAAGTATTTAATCATTGTAGAAATGTTTTTCCAGAGAGATTTTTTGATATTCTTTATCAAAATGTAGATATATTTCAAATAAATACAGAACAAAATAGTAGTACAGAACAAAATAGTAGTACAGAACAAAATATAAATGTAGAATTTTTACCAGGTATTGATTTTAAAATACTTTGGAATGAAAATATTTCAGATAAAACAAAAGAAACTATATGGAAATATCTTCAAGTGATACTCTTTACAACAGTTTCAAATATATCTGATGGAAGTTCATTTGGAGATACAGCAAAATTATTTGAAGCAATAAATGAGGATGAATTTAGGGCAAAATTACAAGATACTATTAGTCAGATGCAATCTATATTTGAAGATAATAGTGAAGAAAGAAATGACGAATATAATAATACACCAAATGAAGAAAGAGAAGCTAGAACGGAATTTAATATGAATGACTTACCAGATCCAAATACAATACATGAACATGTTTCTAGTATGATGAATGGTAAATTAGGAAATTTAGCTAGAGAGATTGCAGATGAAACAGCAAAAGATTTAAATATGGATATGGAAGATTCAACATCTATTAATGATGTATTTCAAAAATTGTTTAAAAATCCTACAAAGTTGATGAGTTTAGTTAAAAATATTGGAAATAAATTAGATGATAAGATTAAGTCAGGTGATATAAAAGAAAGTGAACTATTAGCCGAAGCATCTGATATAGTTAAAAAAATGAAAGATATGCCAGGAATGGGAAATTTACAAAATATGTTAGGTAAAATGGGAATGGGAATGGGAATGGGAAAAGGTAAAATGAATACATCTGCTATGCAAGCACAATTAAATAGAAATATGAAAATAGTAAAACAACGTGAAAGAATGAAAGAAAAAATGGACGAAAAACAAAAACAAAATGTAGAAATTAATTTAGAAGAATTTAAGAAACAAGAAGAAGCGGCGACAAAAGCTGCAACAGAATTATTACGTTCAGAAGGATTTACAGATGATGGTATTGAGAATTTAGTCTTTAGTACTGGTGAAAAATATAAAAAAAGTTCCCGTTTGCATAATGAAACTTCAAATAAAAAGAAAAATAAGAAGAAGGAAAAAAGAGGTAAATAAAAAATAACTATGATTATATATAAATGACATCATCTTTTTGGTTAAATGATCCAACAATATTATTAAATAAAAATGAAATTACAGATTTATGGCCAAGTAATTCAATGAGCTCAGATCAAAAGTTAAATGCAATAACTAGACTAACTATTTTACTTACACTTTTAGGATATTTAATTACAAAAAAATACAAAATTATTATTACAGGTATTGTAACATTAAGTGCTATTATATTATTATATATTATTCAAAGAAAACAAGAAACAATTAAAAAAGAAGGATTTTCTAATCCTCAACTTTACAAAATGTTTAAAAATAATTATACCCAACCAACTGTAAAAAATCCAATAATGAATGTTTTATTAACAGAAATAAGTGATAATCCTAACAGAAAAAAAGCAGCACCATCTTATAATCCAGAAGTTGAAAAAGAAATTAACGAAAAAACAAAAGAATTTGTTTGTGATAATTTTAATGATCCAACTATAGATGAACGTTTATTTAAGGATTTAGGAGATAGTTTTGAATTTGATAGATCTATGAGAAACTGGTATGCGAATCCAAATACACTTATTCCAAATAATCAAACTGCATTTGCTGAATATTTATATGGAGATATGCCATCTTGTAAAGAAGGTGATGAATTTACTTGTATGAAAGGAACACCACCACGTTGGACTAATAACTAATAGTAAAAACTAAAAATATTATTTTTAATGTTTAGTAAAAATAATATATTTAATCATTATATATGTCTTCTGTTTATGATTATACATTTTATAATACAACAAGACTTGGTGATGATAAATGTGAACTAAGTCAAAGTAATATACAAAATTCACATGCAGCCACATATATGTTGAATAATTTTAGAACTGCATGTCCAATGACAAAAGCAATTGATTTTGCAACAAGTCAATTGAATGTTAACTTTACCGGTAGTCATCAAGTTGGTATTAATGGTTGTAATATTAATGAAAATTCTGAATTAACTCTTACAGATTTATCAAAACCTAAATGTAGAATTTCTCTTTTTCAACGCCCCTTTGTTACAGTACCATATTTAGGTCGCGGTATGAGTAATCCAGTATTAGAATCTCAAATTCAACAAGGTGATCTAGCTAATAATAAAAAAAGTATTAATCTAACCTCTGAAATTTCATATATTCCTTATAGTAATGTTCCTCTTATTCCTTCGCTAGAGGCAACAATTACAAATCCAGCGAATTTAGTTGAAGGTGTTGCGGCTGATGGTTGGATTCGAGGAGGTCTTCCTTCTCGCGAACTAGTGCGTGATCAAGATTATGCAAAAAAACATAATCCAAATGAATATGTTTAATAAGTAATTTAAAGAATATAAAATAAATAATTAAAATGAGTTATTGTACGGATTTTATATGCACTTATCATTTACATGATGAAGAAGAAAAAGATATTATGTATCGTTCTCAATTTTTACAAGCATTCTCGCTTGATAAATGGAATGATGATATTATAAATAATATAACAGAAGAACTTTATAATGAATTAAAACACAATGATAAAATTAAAATGTTATTTGATAAAATTAAAACAATTAATATACATAATTATCCAATTATGTTATTTGCACTTAATTCATCAGATTGTGATTTAATATTGTTTAAAATGTTATTTAGTTATCATTTTTTTAATTTAATTCATAATATAATATGCAATTATAAAAATAATGGATGTATATTAAATAGTGATATAGAATTAAATAATAATATAGAATTAATTATTGAAAAAATGAAGTCAGTATATAATATAATATAATATAATATAATATAATATAATATAATATAATATAATATAATAAATGTTTAATAAATATATTATAATTATCTCTATATATACATAATTATAATTATGGCATCTACTCAAAATAAAAATACGCCAAATGATTATTGTCTTCAACAACGACAATTTGCTTTAGCAAATAAATATAGTTTGTATGAAAATGGACAACAAGGAAAGGCATATAATTCTGCTATTCCGTGTGTAGGTTATATGCCAAGTCATATGCCTCGTGATATATTATCGAAAAATTCAGTTGATATAGAATCTTTTTTACATGGAACAAATTCTACTAATTTAGTAAATCCGCAAGCTCCTATTACTCCAAAATTAACAACTTTACCAACATTTTCTTTTTTTGATAGAATACCAGTTATTATGCCAAAACCTTTAGTAATTGAAAATAATCAGAGACCATTTCCTATTCCTAATTAAATTATTTAACATTTAATTATATTTATTATTTATATATGTCTTTTACTAGATTTCATGATGATACATGTAGAATAAAAAAACAAATGCAAGAGTCTACTGGACCAGGTAAATATATGTTAAATATGCCGGGTAATGGAGATAAACCTTGTTTTATGGAAGACCCTTATATTAGACTTCAACAATGGGGTGCTAATTTAAGAACAAATACAATTAATTTAGAAAGTGATTTATTAGGATTAACAAGACCGAATAATAATGATTGTATTGAAAAAAACATATATAAATTACATAATGTTAATTCAAAACCAATTTCATATCCGTCTTGTTTACCTATGACAGATCAATCACGAACAACACATCCCGCTTGGACTACGAGAGATTTAGAACAAGTTAATTGGTATATTTTACCATTAGATCCTCAAGAAAATACTTGTATTCCATTCCATAATAATCTTAATACACGATTAATTGAACGTGATAATTTTGTACCAAAAATACAATGTTTTTCAAATTTTGAATCAAGTATGCAAAAGATAAATTAAAATATTAAAATATATATCAACACGATTATAAATAAATATTTTAATATATTATACTTTATATAATGGCAGAAATAGCAATTCCTCTTATAGCATTAGGTGGTATGTATGTAATTTCAAATCAAAAAAATAAAAATAAAGATAATAATGTTATGAAAACGCCAAGTAATGTAATTCCTTGGCAAGCAGAAACTGTACCTTATTCTAATTCCTTATTAAATACAAATTTAAATCAAACAACTGATAAGTTTTTTTCTAAAAATATTGTTCAGCAAATAGAAGCAGAAAATCCAACGGATAGTGTAGGAGGTGGTTCTAAAACTCAAATTTCTTTAACTGGTGCACCAATTAATAAAGATAATTTTAAACATAATAATATGGTTCCATTTTTTGGTGCAAAAATAAAAGGAGCAACATTATCTGCAAATTCATCTGAAAGTATTTTAGATAATTTGCAAGGTCAAGGATCACAACAATTTAGAAAACGTGAAGAAGCTCCATTGTTTAAACCACATAATAATTTAAGTCATGCAAATGGTGCTCCAAATTATAGTGACTTTATGCAATCTCGTATTAATCCTTCTTTGCGTATGAATAATATTAAACCTTGGGAAGAAGAAAAGGTTGCACCTGGATTAGGACAAGGATATGGAACATCTGGCAATGGAGGGTTCAATTCTGGTATGGGTGTACGAGACGCATGGCTACCTAAAACCGTTAATGAACTTCGTGTTGATACAAATCCCAAAATGACATATAGTTTTAAAGGACATGAAGGACCTGCAACGTCTATTATAAAAGAATCTGGAACGATTGCTACACAAGGTAAAGTTGAAAAATATCTTCCTGATACTTATTATACAGTCGGGCCAGAAAGTTGGTTTACTACAACTGGTTCAGAAAAAGCACAAACAGCACGTGGTATTGAAATTCTTCAAGATGTAAATAGAACTACTACCTCTAGTGAATATTATGGTATTGGAAAAGATGGTGAAGCAACTTATGCAAAAGGTGAGTATAGTGATCCCAAAAGACCTTGTTTACCACCAAATGATATTATGGCTGCTTCTGCTTTAGGTAAGCATAGTCCAAGCACTAATGACCATGGTAATGGTAGTTATAAAATATTACATAATAATCGTAGTACTACGAAACACCAAAAAGATTATGGTACAGCTCATGGAATTATTCGTTCAGCAATAGCACCTTTATTAGATATAATGCGTCCATCAAGAAAAGAAAATGTTATCGGCAATTTACGTCCTAATGGAAACGCTAATACAAATGTTTCTAGTTTACCAATATATAATCCAGCAGATAGAACAAGAACAACCATTAGAGAAATGACTGGTGATAAATTAGATAATAATCATTTAAATGTAGAATGTCAGGGAAAAGATGCTTATTTAGTTTCAAAACATCAACCGGTAGAAGTTCAACGTGATACAACCAACTCTTCATATATAGGTAATGCTGGACCAGCAACAGATACCGCAGTACAAAGTTATGCATCAGCATATAATCAACGAAATAATGTTAATAAAACATATATCAATAGACCGAACCACGGACAAATCAGTACTTTTAATAATGAACAAAATATTCATATTGATAAACGTGATATGGATAGAAATAATAATCGTATGTGGGTGGTAAGTGGTGGTGCGGTTAGTGCTATTCCTAGCATAGAAACACATGGAAATATACATTCACCTCACTATAAAGATCATAGTTATGGTTGTGAAAGAATTAATCCTGATATATTAAGTGCATTTAAAGAAAATCCTTATACACAAAGTCTTCAAAGTTGGGCATAAAAAATTAAACATTAAACATAATTTATTTATATTAATGTGTATATAAATATATATATATATATTAATTAATATTATAATGACTGAAAGTATTAATAGACGAAAAAGAGATGCTTTAAATAAATATACTTCTTCATCAAATAGAAGTGCTAATTATTTAAATTATGTTTCACGTAATCCACCAGAAGAGATTGATAATCCAAATATTCCTTTTAGGGTAAATCCTTCTACATCAAATGGTATTGTTTTTTTAGGAGATCCAGGTAGTTCTTTGTCAGCAACAACAAATAATAACTTAACATATAATAGTAGTACAAATACAATATCTAGTAATATAAGTGGTAATTCTTCTACAGCAACACAATTAGAAAATTCAGTAACTATAGGAGGTGTGAGTTTTAATGGTTCATCTAGTATTAATTTACCAGGTGTTAATGAGACTGGTACACAAGATATACAGAAAGCAGATACGCTTCTTTTACGAGGGGTAGGAATTAGTATGGATAGTGGTTCTACAAATACGGTTGATTTTAATGATTCAAATATTAATAATGTTGGTACAATTTACTGTAATACATTATCATCCAATGGTAGTGAAATAGTTGTAAATTCAGATATTAGTTTTAATACAGGCACAACTTTAAAAATAGGAAATTTAGACAATACAATTATTGGTGCAAACAATCCAACTGAAGGGTCATTTACAACATTGAATTGTAATACACTTACTGTAAATAGTGATGAAATTGCTATTGGTAATAATGCAGGTAATAACGGACAAAATCAATATGCAATTGCTATTGGTAATAATGCTGGAAATTTAAATCAAAGTATTAACGCTATTGCTATTGGTAATCAAGCTGCTAAAGATGAACAAAGTGATAATAGTATTGCTATTGGTGTTTTTGCTGGAAATTTAAACCAAAGTAATAATAGTGTTGCTATCGGTAGAGAAACAGGTAAAAATAATCAAAATTATAGTGCTATTGCTATTGGAAATCAAGCAGGATTATTAGACCAAAGTATGAATAGTATTGCTATTGGAAATCAAGCTGGTAATAACAAACAAAATATAAATTCAATTGCTATTGGTAATAGAGCGGGTTCAAGTCAACAAAATCAATATGCAATTGCTATTGGGAATCAAGCTGGTGAAACTAATCAAAACCAATATGCAATTGCTATTGGTAATCTAGCAGGATTATTAGACCAAAGTATGAATAGTATTGCTATTGGAAATCAAGCTGGTAATAACAAACAAAATATAAATTCAATTGCTATTGGTAATCAAGCAGGTACAACTCGACAAAATCAATATTCCATTGCTATTGGTAGTGAAGCAGGTAAAAATGACCAAAGTGTAAATTGCATTGCTATTGGTACTGGAGCAGGTTTTGGTTCTCAAAGTAGAAATTCCATTGCTATTGGTAATCTAGCAGGTTTTACTTCTCAAAATCAATATTCGATTGCTATTGGTAATAATGCTGGTGAAACTAACCAAAATCAATATTCCATTGCTATTGGAAATCAATCTGGTGAAACTAATCAAAACCAAAATGCAATTGCTATTGGTACTCTAGCAGGTCAAAGCGAACAAAATCAATATTCAATTGCGATTGGTTATCTAGCTGGTACATTTCAACAAAACCAATATGCAATTGCTATTGGTAATCTAGCAGGTCAAACTAACCAAAATCAAAATGCAATTGCTATTGGAAATCAAGTAGGTATAAATCAACAAAGTGTAAATGCTATTGCTATTGGAAATGATGCAGGTCGAAATAATCAAGGTGTAAATGCTATTGCTATTGGTAATAAGGCAGGTCGTGATAATCAACACGCCAATACTATTATATTAAATGCATCGGACCTTTCATTAAATTCTTTCAGATCGAATTCTATTTTTACAAGCGTGATACAAAGTCAAAATAATCCAGGAGATGTTGGTAGGGGATCTCTACAATGGTTTCCTGGCACAGGAGAGCTATTCATGAATACAGCTAAAAGTTTTATAATAGATCATCCTATAGAGAAAAATAAATATTTAGTTCACGCGTGCTTAGAAGGACCAGAGGCAGGTGTATATTATCGTGGAACAGCATATATTAAAGAAAATACAAACTATTCTGAAATAATTTTAGCAGATTATGTAAAATACTTAGCAACGGATTATACGATAAATATAACACCTATAATTGATGAAAATAATATATTTGATATTCCTATTTTAGCGACAACAAAAGTAATAAATGGTAAGTTTAAAGTATATAGTAATAAAGTTTTAACACATATATATGAATTTAATTATATTGTCTTTGGTAAAAGGAATGATGTAATAGTAGAACCAAATAAATCAGATGTAGTTGTTAAAGGAGAAGGTCCATATAAGTATATTGTAATTTGAAGCTATGAATTAAAATAATTATGTATTAAATATATTTAATAAATATTTAATAAATAAATTATAGGTATTATAATGTCTCTTGAAATTCATGAAATAATTACAAATAAATTAAATTTTTTTTTAAAAAATAAGAAAATTCCAAATATTATTTTTCATGGTCCTTGTGGAAGTGGTAAACGCACAATAGTTAATAAATTTGTATCAAATATTTATGAAAATAACAAAGAGTTAATAGAAACATATATAATGAATGTTAATTGTGCACATGGAAAAGGGATTAAATTTATAAGAGAAGACTTAAAATTTTTTTCAAAAACACATATTAATATTAAAGGAACAGACCATTTTAAAACAATAATATTATCAAATGCAGATAAATTAACTATTGATGCACAATCAGCACTTCGTAGATGCATAGAACTTTTTAGTCATACTACCCGATTTTTTATTATAGTAGAAGATAAATATAAATTATTAAAACCAATTTTATCAAGATTTTGCGAGATTTATGTTCCAGAACCAATAATAAATGGAGTTAAAACAAATTTACATAAATATCAATTATATCATTGTTTTGGATATAATCAAGATGAGAGAAAAAAACAATTATGGTTGAAAAAAAATATAGAAAAAGAAGATTTAACGAAATATACAAATATAATGGATTTTTCCATAAAATTATACGAAAAAGGTTATAGTGCTTTAGATTTAATAAATTATATAGAAGATATAGATAATTTAAAAATAGATATACAAAAAAAATATGAGTTGTTATTAGCTATAAATAAAATAAAGAAGGAGTTTAGAAATGAAAAATTATTAATGGTTATAATATTGAATTTTCTTTTAATTCGTTCTGATTATAATTTAGAAAATATATCATTTATGTAAAATATGGATGACTTTTCTATATCAAGTTTAAGCGAATCAAAGAATGAGTGGTGTGCTCGTCTTGTAAATATTTTTACTCCAGCAGTGATATCAGGTTTAAAATCTATTTTTAAAGAGGCGTGGACATTATGTAAAGATAATGATGAAGAAGATAAATATTTAATGACTTTTCAAACATTTTTAAGTCGTGTTCCAAAATGGAATAAAGATATAATTGAAACGGAGAGAAAAAGAATAAGTGAAGTTTCTGGATGTGGTTATTTGGAAGAATTAATTACGTGTGTACATATTATTCAATTAAAAGCGCTTTCTTGTGTACGTGTTGGACAAAAACAAAAAAAAATAGATATTGATATACCTTCGGTAGATGATTTTGTTCATAAGATTTATATTAATGTAGCAAGAAAATTATATACTAATGTATATTTATTTGAGAAAAATATACCACCATTACAGATACAAAAACATAATAGAGAATTAGAAATCATTATAAAAGAATGTATAATGAATACAATAAGAGATAGCATACCAGTAGAAACGATTTTAAGAGCTTATATGGAGGAAACTATAGAACAAGATGTTGAAGTTAAGGAAGAAGAAATAATTAAAGAAGTCAGTGTAGACAATAACGATGATACAACAAAAATAGATAATATATCAAATGATGAAAATGTAATGACAGAAGAAAGAGATATACCAAAGGAAGAAGAAAATATTAATGAAAATAATAAAGAAGAAAATATTAATGAAAATAATAAAGTTTTAATAAAACCAATAAATGAAAATATAGAAAATAATAATACAGAAAATGAAAATATTTCATTAGTAGTTAAAACACCAGAAACAACTCGTGAAAGAATTAATATACCAGAAAGAATAGGGTTCTCAGATATAGATGATGCTATTTCTATAACAGGAGAGAAATCAGTAATTGAAGCCCCAAAAACAATTGATCGTTTAGAGAGAATTGCAACAGAAACATCAGAAAGACGTAAAGCAGAAGCGATGGAGGATGATGATGACGAAGATGAAGATAAACTGGTAATCGGTGATTCAGTTAATCTTGAAATATCAGATATAAATGACTTAAATCGTTCGATAAGTTTAAATCCATCACCAATTTTAGATGATATTGAAATTATTTCTTAAAATGCGTAATAGAAAAAGTTTGTTTTTAGTTATTTAAATTAATAATGGAAAATAGTTTTTTTGTATCAGGAGGTATTTCTATAATTTATCTATTAATAAGATTAATTGAAATGAGAGTTATTCTTAAAGAAATGAAACCTATTAAAGATTTAGCGAGAGATACTATTATTGTTTATTTAAGCAGTATTTTAGGTATATTTATTTTAGAGCAATTTTCAAGTGGTATAGCAAAACCGACACATACAACAGCATTTACAGGTAATCCAGATTTTTAAATATAAAGTATAAAGGCATATACAGTAATGAAGGCATATAAAGTATCAAAACATATGAAATAAAAATTTCATATGTTTATAAATAATAAACTTTTTTGATTTTAATATTGTTTACATTGTAAATAATTGAAATATATAAAAATTACATATATGATGGTAAATTATCTATATTCATAATTTTAGCAGTTTTATTAATTTTTTTTTTAGGAATGATATAATTATCAAAATATGTATTATTTAATACATCTATTGGTTTATGATTATGTACTGTTCTTGCTATCATTTTGTATAATTTAAAATCAGGATATCTCTCTTCACCATTATTTTTATATAAAACATTTCTAGACTTATCATCCAAACACCAATCAATAATTATTTTTTCAATAGGAGAAGATACTTTATTAACTTTTGAAATATCATCAACAAATAAATCAAACATAGAACAGCCTAATCGACATAAATCAAAACTGAAATTAGGTTCAAGACGTGGGTTATTTTCATTAAAATAAGGCTCAAAATTGTATTGGGTTGCAGCATCGCCTTTTGGATGAAAACTATCACTACATATTATATTACCTCTAAATTTATAAATTGCTCTACCAAAATCAATTATTTTAAAAATTTTACCAAAAGTAGGAACTTTATAATATTTATTATTAACGTGATAATATAAATATTGTTTTTCTGTTTCATTATACATTATATTATTTGTGTGAAGGTCATTATGTGTTAGGCCAAATGTTTTTTGAAATGTAATTAATATCATTAAAATTTGAATTATAATCGAACCTAATTCTTTAGACTTTAATTCATTATTAGTAAGAAGATAATCAAGTGTATTATCGCATTTTTCAAGAGCAATAACATGAACTGGAAATGTATTGATTGTTGCAAAAACGGTGTCATCATTAACGGTAGAATAATCACTATTACTAGAATTATCTGTATCTGATTGTTTATCGTGTGTATTAAGGTCATCATCTAGACAGCTTTTATCTGTATTAGATGTTCTTGAAGAACAATTACTTTTACTACTAGATAAACTATGATTTCTAATATTTCCAGAATTATCATATTCAAAAAGAAGTTTAGCATTATTAAAACTAGAATTATTATCTTTATTTATGAATAAAGAATCTAATTCAGATAGATCACTAATATCAGATAAATTTAATATATTTTCAGGAAGAACTTCATCATTAAAGTTTAATTTTTCTTTATAATTACGAGTATCATAATTTAATAATTCAGAATAATAACCTTCTTCTAATTTAAAAAGTTGATTATTATTTTTATGAAAAAAATCTGATTTATAAATATATTCTAAATCCTCAGAAATATCAAAAGTAAAATTATTTTTATTGCCAAGAAAAGAACCATAGAAATCAAGACAATGTATCATACCGTGTTTATGTAATAATTGACTAGTAAGATAAGTAAAAAAACCATCTACATAAGCTGCATTATTAGGATCTCTTATTTTTGGATGACTATTTTTAGAGTTATATTTTGGAAGATTAAGTAATTGATTATTTGAGATATCATATTTTCCAACCATATATTTAACCGGATCAAGTAATGGACTTAATTTAAAAAATACTGGTTTGATTTGTTTTTCGCCCTTAATATTTATTATTTCACTGTTATAAATATTTTCATTTTGTTTTTCTAAAATATTATAAATTGATAAAACATTATTTAGATTTATATTATTATAATTACTTTCTGTTAAAGTAAAAAATGTAGAATATAGTGGTATATAGTTTTGTAGATTATGTACATTAAGTAATTCTTCTTTTGCTAAAGATGAAAAAAGTAATGAATTAATATTTTTTTTATAACTAAACTCCATTAGTGATTTTAAATATTAATTTTATTATATCTAAACTAATTTATGCGGAATAGATTAATTGTTTTTTTATATTATTGGTATAATATGACTCTCGAGTTAAAAAAATTTGATATGAAACATATTAGTTTTAAACCAGATGAAAATAAGGGGCCAGTTGTAGTATTAATTGGTAGGCGTGATACAGGTAAAAGTTATTTAGTGAGAGATTTGTTATTTCATCATCAAGATATTCCTATAGGAACAGTTATTTCAGGAACAGAAGCAGGGAATGGGTTTTATAGTAGTCATGTACCTAAATTATTTATTCATGATGAATATAATACTGCTATAATAGAAAATATTTTAAAACGACAAAAAACAGTTCTTAAACAAGTAAAAAAAGAAATAGAACATTATAAGCGTTCAACAATAGACCCGAGAGCATTTGTTATTTTAGATGATTGTCTTTATGATGGTTCTTGGACGAAAGATAAAATGATGCGTTTATTATTTATGAATGGTCGTCATTGGAAAATTATGCTTATAATAACAATGCAATATCCATTAGGTATTCCTCCAAATTTGCGGACAAATATTGATTATGTATTTATTTTGAGAGAACCATATATTGCTAACAGAAAACGTATATGGGAAAATTATGCAGGTATGTTTCCTACATTTGAATCATTTGCTCAAGTAATGGATCAATGTACAGAAAATTATGAATGTTTGGTTATAAATAATAATGCAAAATCAAATAAATTACAAGATCAAATATTTTGGTATAAAGCAGAACCACACGGAAATTTTAAATTAGGTTCAAAAGAGTTTTGGGAATTATCAAAGGACCTTAATTCTGATGATGAAGATGAACAATATGATCCAGCAGCAAATAAAAAACGTTCTGGTACAAAAATAAGTGTTAAAAAAAGTAGATGGTAATATAATAATTATATTTTCAGTATATTATAGATATCAAGTAAAAATATAATTATTATAGATTAAATAATATTAATTTTAGATGTAATACATTTCATTTGCTCTATTTTTTTATTAATGTTTATTTCTTTCTTAAAATCAAAATCACAATTATGTTGTTCAGATAATCTATGTAAAATGCAATGTTTTTTACCACATTTACATAGAGAGATAATCTCATCTATTATTTTAATTTTTTTATTACATCCATCAAAAGCACAAATTAATTTATTCATTTTTATTTATATATAAATATTATTATATATATAAATATTATTTTGTGTCTAAGTTATTATAATAATTTTTGTAATTAAACATTTTAATTATTATCTGGTGTAATATCTTCAGAAATATTAATAACCAAATTATTAGCTTCTGTGGTGCTATTTACTTCTGTTGCACTATTTACTTCTGTGGTGCTATTTACTTCTGTTGCAATATTTACATTATTATTTTTTGTTAATTGACTAAGACCATGATCTGAATTCTTATAATCAATTACAATATTTTCACTGTCAAATAATTCTCTTCTAATATCAGCGACTTCAACATTCATATTTCCAGTTAATCCTGATTCAAATGTAGTGACATCTTTTACACTAATTAAATTACTATCTTTATCTATAGTTTGTGTAAGAACATTGCCACTTTCTAATGCCTTTCTCTTATTATCTTCAATCGCTTTTTCTTTCATTTCTTTAATACGTTTATCAAACTCAACTTTAGCTGCTTTTTCATTTTTCTGTTTTTCATTCATTAGTTGATTCAATTCATCTTCTAGATAATCAACGCGACCAGTCTTATATGCTTCTGGATGGAATGGCATCCAAGTTCCAACTGGACCAACATAAACATCATGATTTGGATCTACCTCACGCAACATTTTACAACGAAGTTCAGCTTCTTGTTGACTAGGGTAAGAACCACGAATTTTAATACCACGAGTAGATGTTTGGAAATTATTTAGATTATTAAATTCCTTTTCTATTCTTTCTTCATTATTATCTATAAATGTTTTATATTCATCTTCAAGTGTAGTTGAAAAAAGATTGTCTTTTTCTTCAATACAAAACTCGTCTAAATCTTTTGTAAGTTTATCAAAGTCTAAATTATATTTATAAGATAAAAAATTAATAAATTGAGTAAATTTTTGCAAAGATTTAGACATATCCCATTGTTTTAGAAATTGTTTAAAGAAATAAAGATCTTTATTTGCTAGTATTTTTTCAGGAGAAATAAACGAAATACAACAAAATTGTTGTCCGGCAACAGGTTTATCTTCATCAAGTAAATCAATATATTTAGGATTAAATGATTTATCTAAATTTAATCTACATTCTACACCTTGAGGTCGTTCTGCCATATTATATAAATAATATTATAGAATACATTTTTAAGTTTTAATCGCACATATATATATTTTTTTCTATATAATATCTATAAAATGATGAATCTTGGTGGACTCGATCTTGGAGAACTTGTTAAGCGCGCGATCAAATATCTTGTAGAAGGTCTTATGGTTGCTCTTGCCGCATTTGCTATCCCAAAACGTTCTCTAAATCTTGATGAAGTATCTCTTATTGCTCTAACTGCCGCAGCAACTTTTAGTATTTTGGATACTTATATTCCAAGCATGGCAGTATCTGCACGTAGTGGAGCAGGTTTTGGTATTGGTGCTAATTTGGTTGGTTTCCCTCATAGTGCTTAATTTAATTTAATTATATATTTTAAATATCTTTTATTTACACTACTACACTATTATACTATAGTAATATAGTATAATACTATAATGATAAATTTAAATCTTTATACATCATTGATTATAACTATTATAATTCAAGTGATTTCAGGAATTATTGAAATTACTTCTTTATTTATTAAAGTTCCGGTTAACTATTTATTTTTAAAACAAATGATGGGTTTAGAAATATTTGTACAATTTATAGAAGGTTTATTTTATATATATTGGTTATATAATTTTAAAAATATTTTAAATATCACACCAAAAAGATATTTGGATTGGATAATTTCAACACCAATTATGTTAATAAATTTAATTTTTTATTTAATCTTTTTACACTATAAAGATAATAATATAAATGATATAAATGATATAAATGATAAACTAAATTTTTTTAAATTATTTAAGAAAGAGTATAATATTATTATTACGGTTTTAATACTGAACTGGATAATGCTTTTAATTGGTTATTTAGGTGAAACTTCTGTTATTCCAATACTATTCGCAGTTTCATTAGGATTTATTCCATTTTTAATTTATTATTACATTATTTATAAAAAATATGCGGTATTAAGTAATGATGGATTACAAATATTTTTTTACTTTTTATTTTTTTGGTCTTTGTATGGTATAGTTGCACTTTTACCTTATAAAATTAAAAATATTTGTTATAATATTTTAGATTTATTTTCAAAAAACTTTTTTGGTTTATTTTTGAGTTATTTAATATTTACTAACAAATATTAATTTTTAATAATTAATATATAATTTCTTTTATTTCGTGTAATATTATTTTTTGTAGATTTATATTTATTTACCCATCTCATTCAACTTAATATAGAACAACCGAATATTTTTTACAACTCTGCACTTGATTTTTAGAATGAGATAAATAGTATTTGACTGCCAATAATTCATAATAAACTAATTTTATGCGTAGGCATTTTATTATAATATTTATACATTTATAATAAAAAAAAAATTAAATAAATGGTATTAATTATTATTTTTAATTATGATATATTTAGATTGAACTTTCAATAAAATTAATATCTTCTTTTGTAAGATTAAAATATTCATAAATATCATTTTCATTTTTTATATCAATATCAAAATCAGAAGGTTTAACTAAATTTCTCCATATATAATCTATTGGTGATCTTTGATTTTTAAAATTATTAATTAAATATTTAAATATATTACTATCTTTTAATTTCAATATATTATTGCATTCTTTTAAATTAGAACATGGTATATAAACTACAAAACTTGTACCAGGGAATAAATTTCTATCTGTATCAACTATATAATTATTCCCTAATGTTGGATATAATACTTTATATTTATTAAAATCGTTATGTGTTTTATTTGTATATCTATATTCAATTTCATTCGTTTTTATTTTATAAACTATTTTATTTACATATTCTCCTTCAATATTTATTTTTAAGTTTTTATCTATTCTTGCTGCTTTTCTCCCCCATTCATTATTTGTTGTATTAATAAGTTTATTTATAAGTATATTATGAATACTATTATCAAATGAAATAATTGAATTAAAATTTATATTAATTTTATCTTGTTTATTATTTTTATAAACAATATCAGTTTGATTATTATATTTATTTTTTATTAAGTAATAATATGCAAAATCAGAACCTACATTTTTAAAATGTATATTCTTAATATTATCACTAACATTTATATATTTTATATCATATAATTTGTCAATTTTCTGTTGTGATATTTCATTTCCAATTATAAAATTAATTGCTAATTGTGGAGTAATAAACAGTAATATACCATTTTGATAAAGATTATTTAACGAGTTCACTATAAAATTAATATATAATTTTTTTCGTCCAGTCCCTTGATAAGGTGGATTTCCAATAACAGCATCAAACCCATCAATGCCCCATTTTTCTTTTATATCTAATTCTAATGTATTTCCTTGATTGTAATTAAAGTCAAAATCGACTTCATCTAAACCACAATAACTTTGAATATGGCATTTCATTATTTCTGTTGTTATGAAAACATTTAATGCGGTTAGGTCCGCATAATAAATACAATGTGTCATAATAATACGACATCTTTCAATTTCGTCAGGATAAATTTCTTTAAGACCTTTATAAAATCTATCAAATATACCTAATACAAAATTTCCTTTACCACAACAAGGTTCAAATACTTTTTTTGGAGTTCTCCAAAACTCTACTGAGATTAAGTTTAACATGTCATCAACCAATTTAACCGGCGTTGGAAATTCAGCATTCTTTTTTTTTTCATCATTAGTAGGTATAAAATGTTTTTCAATTAACTCTCGCAACTTATTAGCAGGTGCTATGCTATAAATCTCACGAATATTATTAACAATTTCAACATTATTATCTATAATAATATTCATTATGTTTATTATAATAATATAATTATCTTTATCTACTTCAATTTTTTTCTCTTTTAATAATGAAATAATTAAATTCTTTGTTTTTTCATTCGTAAATATCTCTTTGAAATCAAATACCTTATATGACATTGAAATTAATGCCAATAATGGAAATAAGAAACTTTTACACATTTCGTATGTTTGATTAATCAAACATTCAATTTTAACAGTTTCTTCCCCATTCAACTTATTTTCATCATTTTTCTCAGTATTAACATTATTAGGAGCATCAATATTAATTTTTGTTTTATCACCCTTAGGACAATCTTGTTGTTCTCCTTCTAAATCTTTATTATTTTTTTTAAATTCTCTTTTTTGAAAATCTATTTTTATAAAATTTCGCATGTCATCATCACAAATTATACTTTCTAAGAAAGGTGTATCATCTATTTCTTTCATAATATTTCCTGCTTCTTTTTCATAGTAAGACTTTATCTCAGTTGTTTTAATTTTTCCGTTATTTATTTCTTGTGGATCAAATAAGAATATATTTTGTTCATATAAATAATATAGTATTTCTGCATTTGTTTTAGTTGTTTTTGTATTTCTTCTATGTTTTTGAATTGTATCATTCATAATCATATAAGTTCTTTGAATATTCATATCTACATTTATTCCTATTGTTTTTCCTTCTGCTTCGGTTAGTGCTCTTGAAAATCGTTGTTTTTGATTGTCTAAATTCTGTCCATCATCTAATGATATTGTGACATCACAATCTTTATATGTAATACCTACACTTCCTTTATTTCCTAATAATAAAATACAACCTTTTTTATTGTCTTTTTTTGTTTTATTCATTATTGTTTGTATGTATTCATTATATTCTTCTTTGACATTTCCTGTATCTTCTATTGAATTAGAATACTCTATGTTGTAGTCGCTCCATAACTCGTTTTCTTTTATAAATTCTTTAATTGTTTTTTGTAATAATGATATTGTGTTATTTCTTGTATTTGTAGGAAGATATATTATGAATAGTAATGGAGTTCCTTT